AGCCGATGCAGTAATTCGTATTATGGATTATGCTTTTGGAAAAGATTTAGATATAGCGGGTGCGATTCTCGCTAAGATTGAATACAATCAAAGCCGTGAATATATGCATGGTAAATCGTTTTAAGGAGGAATAAATATGGAAAATAAATTTAAAGCAACAAATCAAAGAGATGAAGTAATTGAAAAACTATTGAAAATGGAACTGTCTTCTTTAGACCTAAGATGGTTGGCGGAAGGACTTATTGAAAGAGCAATTGAAATGGAGGAATAAATATGAGAAAAGTATTAGTAATTGGAGCAGGCGGAATTGGAAGTTTTCTAATTCCTACTTTAGATAAAGTCGGACTTTACCGCATTCATGTGGCTGACCCCGATAGCGTAGAAACAAAGAACCTACCTTATCAAAACTTTAAGAAAGGTCATGTAGGGCAAAATAAGGCTCAAGTAATGATGGATTCTTATGAATCTGTCGCTACTTATAGCAAATATCCTGTTTTGACTGAAAAACAAATGTCGGGCTATGACCTTGTGATTTGTTGCGTTGATAACTTGGGCGTAAGGCGAACCTTATACAACACAAGCCTTAAATGGCTTGACTTACGAGCGCAGGGCAGAAATGCCGCCCTTGTGTCGCATAAGGCCGACCCGAAAATGTATGATATGCTCTTAGCAGGTGAAGAAGGTTCATTCAGTTGTCAAGGGGATTCATGGGATGGAACAAATAGTAATGTTCATTTTATGCAGGTCGCAATCGCAGGATTAGGCGCACAATGGATTCAAAGATACTTCAATCAAGAAGAAGTAAGAGATTATATGGTGGTGAATGTATGAGAAAAAGAAAGATATATACTGATGAAGAGATTGCTCACATGGTTGTAGGCAGAACTCTCAAGAAAACTTGGGAAACTATTGCTGATGAAATAGAAGTAAAGTTCGGCTATCGTCGCTCCCCATCAAATCTTTCAATCAAATATAACTCTTTGATTGGATTAGATTTCAGCAATTATTATACTGATAAACAAACACAGTTTGTTTATGCCGCTTGGCTAAATAATTTTCCTATGAAGAAAATTATTGCTGGCTTTGAGGAACAATTTCAGCAAAAAATTAACAAAGATAATGTTGATTTTATCGTGAAACAAATGAATCACGAACAAAAGGTTAAATCAGAATTAACCGAAACAAAAAACAAAATAAAACAAAATATGGAGATGAAAAAGATGAAGAAAAATGCATGGACAAAAGAAGAAGATGAGCAATTGCTTGCTTGTGGTTCTTGGAAGAAGGCTATGGAATTGGATAATGGTCGGTCAAGGTCGGCTAAAAACCAGCGATGGTCTTTTCTTCAAAAACAACAAACAAAAAATGGCCTAAAGCGTGGGCGGCTCTCACAGGTTGAATTAGGAATGATTCGTAATTGTGAAACCGTTGAAGAAGCAATTGCTCTTAACTTGCGAAAACCAGAAACAATTACTAAGCATTTCTTGTTGCTTAAAAGTGATTCACATTCTCATAAGGAATGGAAGAAGAAAGAAGCGGTTCTTGCCGTTGAGCCTAAGCAAAAGGTTCATGGAAACAAAGGTAGAAAATATAGCCCTCGCTGGACAAAAGAAGAGGACTATGACCTCATCTTGAACTTTTACGAACTTTCAATTGACGAAGCCCGAAACCGATTTAATCGGCCATACGGGGCTATCGCAACCCGCTTAGAAAAGTTGGTTGATAGCACAAAGCCTGAGCATATCTCTATGCTTATGGAGGCTTCTAAGGAAATCAAGGCTCGCAAACAATCGCAAGCCCCGAAGCCAAAAAAGAGCCGCCGTATGCGTCGTAAGGAGCGAAAACAGGCCAAGAAAACGGCTAAGTTAGAAGCCAAATTGAACCGCCTCCGAGGTGAATAAACATGGGAAAAATTAAAGATAAATACTGGAAAGAAATTGAAAACGAAGATGATTCAGGCTACGATGATTGGGTTGCTGAAAATGCCCTCATTGATGAAGCACGACTTACTGCTCAACAAATCATTGAAAACCACTTTGAAGAATTGCTTCAAGAACAATTAACTTCTTGTGCTGGCCCAAAAGAAAAACTTCTTGATGTTGCTATGCACAACCATAGTTTTCACGACACTATTTGGGAAGCATCAACGGTTCTTTTGCCCAATCTTGAAGTTCAAGTAGTTATTGATGGTAAAAACAATTGTTTCGTATCAACAGGAACAGCAGGATATGTTGATTTCTTTCAACCTCCTGTTGGAATGAGTTTGCCTATTCGTTGTTGGATTCATACTCATCCCTTTGGGGCAGCATACTTTAGTGGAACTGATATTCGGACAGTTTCTATTTGGGAACTAAATATGGAATGTGCATATGTTCTTGGTGGAGAAGGCCACTATGGTTTTTGGAATCAAAAAGAACCACAACAACTTGAAATCTATCGCAACTTTGAATCAGAACAAATTCAAACTTGGAATAAAAAGGAGGAAGAAGAATGACAAAGTTTAGAACAATTAAAAGTGGGTTAAGCACAGCAAAGAAATACGGAGAAAGACCAATGCGCCGACATGATGAAGAACCATTAGAACCTCATCATATTCGTCATCCTAATGACAAAAATGAGCGAAGAACCGATAAAGGTGTTCAATGGGTTAAGAAAGGTGCTAAAAAGACTGAGCGTGAAAAGCGTCTTGAGCAATTTTACAAAACTCATGTTTATACTTGGGTTTCAGAAAACCGCCGAGCATGGGTCGCTATTCCTCAATCGGAGGAAGAAGAATGAAGGCTTTGGGTAATTATGCAGTAATTAAACTAGAAAACTCTGTTTCTGCGTCAGGTATTCAGGTTAAAATTGATAGCACAGGTATTGTGCATTCATGTCCTTCTATGCCTGAAGTAGAGGGTAAATTGGTTCTATTTGATGATAGACACCGTTTTGTTACCCATGATGATATGATTATTGTTTCCGTTGAACATTTGTTGGGTGTGATTGAATGATTTTGAATGGAGAAGAAGTAAAACAAAAGTTGCTACAAGGTATTAACTTGGTTGCTGATACTGTAAAACCTACTCTTGGCCCTCAAGCCAAAACTGTTATTTTGCAGGGTAATCCACCAGTCGTCATTAATGACGGAGTAACTATTACAAAGTATGTTTCCCATGATGACCCTTATGTTCAAATGGGTGTCCAATTAGTTCAAAATCTAGCAAGTAAAGCACAAGAAGGTTCAGGTGATGGAACGACTACTGCTTGTATTCTTGCACAGGCTTTTTGTAACGAATTGATGAAAAATGAAGAACAATTGACTACTCACGACTTTAATCTTCTAATGGAATCTCTTCGTGAACAAACTATTAATTTCTTAAATAGCATCTCTATTGAAGTTAATGACAACGATATTATGAATGTTGCTACTATTGCGGCAAATAACGACTCGGCATTGGGTGAATTGATTCAAGAAGCATTTAATACGGTTGGTCGTGATGGAGTTATTACTGTTGAGGAATCTAACAATTACCAAACTCAACTAATTCTTCGTGAAGGTATGGAGATTCAAGAAGGCTATCTTAGCCATCTTATGTGTAATACAGAAAGTGGAAAAGTAGAATTTGATAATCCCGTTGTTTTCATGTCAAATATGAGCCTTCGTCATTTCAAGGACATTATGCCTTTGCTTGAGTATTCAGCAAGTCAAAGCCGACCACTTTTAATTATGTGTAAAGGAATGGATGGTTCGGCACTTAACAATTTGATTATGAATCTAATCAATAAAACTGTTGAATGTGCAGTAGTTATGTCTCCTAACTTCGGAGATGCTCAAATTGATGAGTTGTCGGATATTCAGTCTTTGATAGGAGGTAAAGTCTTTGTTGAAGAGAGTAAAGACGACTCTAAACTTTTTACTGAAACTGATTTGGGAACTTGTTCTAAGGTTATCATTACTAAGGAAACTACGACTTTTATCGGTGGAGAAGGTAATACAGAAGAACGCATTAAATCTCTAAAACAACAGGCTCAAGAATTAAAGGGACATGATTTGGCTCGGATTAAAGCGAGAGTCTCTCGTCTAAAGGGAGGTATTGCTACCATTAAGGTTGGTGCTTCATCTTCAATTGAAATGCGTGAAAAGAAAGAAAGACTTGATGACGCACTTAACGCAACAAAAGCCGCTTTAGAAGAAGGTATTGTTGTTGGTGGTGGTGTTCCGTTTATTCGTCTTGCTTATGCAATTGAAGCACCAGAATGGTTTAGAAAGTCGGTTGTTAAGCCCTATCGTGTTTTGATGGACAATGCAAACTATACCGAGCAAACAAGAGTCGTTGAGTTTGAAATTGAAAAGACAATTGATGGGACAAACCCTAATTGGGGTTTCAATGCAGTTTCATGTCAGCATGAAGATTTGTTTAATGCAGGGGTCTTTGACCCTGTGAAGGTTTCTAAGAATAGTTTCTTAGCGGCATTATCAATTGCTCAGTTGTTTTATTCAACAGATGTAGCAGTATTAGTGGAGGAATAAATATGGTAGATGCCCTAAATATGTTATTGGATAATGAAATTGTAAGAATGACCGTTGTTTATGCTGATGGCTCGTTGGCCATTTTCCTTAGACAAAAGGACGGAACTTTTAGTGTAGAAAGGAGGCATTCTTGATGAAAAAAGCAATAACTGTGACTTTACCCGCACCTCACAAAGCAAGGGTTAAATGCCCTATTTGTGTGGGAAATAAATGCAAAGTCTGTGGAATGACTGGAGAATTAGCAATTGAAGTTGCGCCAAAAATCCCCATTCAAAGAGCACATATTATTAAATATGTTGTTGAAAATATTCATGAAGTAGCGAAAGAAATAACCAAAAAATATGGTTTAGTTCCAGAAATCAATACTTCTGAAGTCTTAGAAGTTAATCAAGGACAATTTGAAGTTGTTCAAGTTTCTAGTCTAGGTGGTGTTTGTTGGGTTGTGAATCGTTTGGATGATTTAGATACCCCAAGATATTTTACATCAAAACAGGAACTTGATAAGTTTAAACAGGGGTGGATGAATTGACAGATGAATTAGAAGTCAAAGGAACGATAGTCCGTAATGCTGAACTGGACTGTAAAATAAAGCGTGGTGTCTATTGGAACATAGATGTTATGGATATTCGTTGGTATCGTAATGACAAGCCAACGAATAAAGGCATTCGTTTGAATGTTGATGAAGCAAAATTGTTATTACAAATTTTAAGGAGAGAATTAGATGAAGAGAGTGAGTGATGTTCAATCAAAGAAAAGCCTACGGGCGGCAAATGAAGAAAGACAATACGGCCATAACGCAGTTCCGAGATTTGGAAATTGTGCTGGTAAGATTATTGATTTATTTGCACAGTATGTTGAGGATAGTATGACTGTTCCGCCTAAAGGTGGAAGAGGTTGTCGTGTTCAAAAAGAACATATTGATTTGTGTTTCGGTAAGTTTTATCAAGCGATGAGAGAATTTATGGACGGTGAAAAAAATGAATAGATATAATGAATTATTAGATTGGCTACAAAACGAACACAACGAAGTGTTTAATCAATGGGCGCAAATAGAAGAAGTAATGCTTCTTGAAGAAGAGCAGAAAGCCTCAGAAGAACATTCTAGAAATAATAGAATGTTTGATTACTGTATTTCTATGTATAAGAAAACATATCCCGACACTTCACCAGAGATTTTAAATGCTATTGATATGATTAATGATTCAGTAGATTTGGCTTATCCATATAAAATGGACGCTATTCGTTCTTTGTTGCATGAAAGGGGAGGAAGAATTTTTAGAGGTAGCGGTAATCTTTGGGGTCAATGGAAGAAAGAATTTAATACATTGGAGGAAGAAGAATGAATAAACTATATTTGATTACAACCAACAATAAGAAGTTTGATTCTTGGTCTAAAGAAGTGAAGAAGCAACTAAAGGCAAACTCTATTGCTTTAGAGGCTTTTAATTCGGGATATAATGAAGTAGTGAATGGAAATTATTTGGCGAGAGCCTCTTTTGTTTGCTATTGGGAAATCTATACAAATGACTCTTTAGCAAGACTAGCACCTGCAATTACTCAAGCATCATTAATCCATATGTTGCATAGATTCTTGGACGCACAAATGTATGAAGAAGCGAGGGTTGTTGAGCAATTAATGTTCAATTTCTTGCGTCTCCTTCAAAAACTAGACGGAGAGGAAAACAATGAAGAAGAGTGATTGGGTTTATTTGGCGAAAGCCATGTGGACTTATTCAGAGAAACATGAAGGAAAAATCAGTAACCTTCTAAAACAACTGATTGTAGAAATAAATAATAGTAAGGAGATGATTGAAAATGACATGGGAAAATATGAGCAGAATGCTACAAGCGACAGACCAATTGACACCGACTCAACAGATAAGTCGGATTTCACGGGACTTGGAGAGTTTTAATACTGAAAAGAGTAGTCCTTCTTTGGTTTTGCAGATTCTTGATAAAGATAAACTTGAAGCAAATAGTCTCGGTTTAGCAAAAGCAAAGAAATGGATGGCTAAAATCTTTGATGTTTTTGACGATGAAATTGATGGATTAATGTATGCTCACGATGATTTGGGCGAAGCAATTTATCACCTTGACCCATCAGCAGAAAAACAACGAAACTTTTCTGTTCAGTATGTTCATCGTATTTTGAACATGAACTGCGGAAAGATTGATTCTAACGAGTTTTCTATTCTTGAGGAATCAATTTTGGCTATGTCTGCAAACGCACGACGCTGGTTCATTCGCTATATGCTAAGAACACCACGAAACGGAATCAATGAAGGAACAGTTGCGAAGATTATCGCCAAGCATTACAATAAGAAGCAAGCAGATGTAAAGAAACATTTAAACTTCAATTCTGTTGAAGTAGTTATTTCTCATTATGTTGCTGGCTCTAATCCTCCATGTAATCTAACATATGGAAAATTCATTAAACCAATGCTTGCTAAAGAAGTTCCGATGAATAAATGGCCGACTAACTTTGTTGTTGATTACAAATACGATGGAAACCGCTATCAGATTCACATTGATGGTGATAAGACGATGATTTTTAATCGTAAAGGTAAGATTGTGACTAATCAATTCCCTGATGTTGTTGAATTGGTTCAAGCATATGGTGTTCAAAATGCAATTCTTGATGGTGAAATCTATCCTATCTTGGAAAACGGCGCACCTGCACCTCATAAGCAAATGGGAACAAGAGTTCATTCAAAGAATGTTCAAGAGGCTATGGAAAGAGTCAAGGTTGAATGGGTTATTTTTGATTGTCTAATGTTGAACAACGAAACAGTCATGGATTTATCATACACGGAACGCTTGGAGAAGATGAAAGACTTGCCGAATCAAGCACACCGAATCACCGAGGGCGACATTATGGCCTTTTACCATGAAGCAATCAACGAAGGATTTGAAGGAATCATCGTTAAGGACGCAAGCCAACCTTATCAATCAGGAAAACGCTCCGTTTCTTGGGCTAAATATAAACCTCCGCAGATTAATCTTGATGTTGTTGTCCTCTCCGCAAAATACGGGGAAGGAAAGAGGTCAAGTGTTTTCGGCACTTACGAATTAGGCGTGAAGGCTGATAATGGTTTTCATAGCGTTGGCTGGTGCGGGACAGGCTTCTCGGATAGCGATTTAATCAACCTCACCAATACCCTTCGGCGTAATGTTGAGTCGTTTGAAAATGGCCAATTCTTTGTTTCACCTGTTGTTATTTTAGAAGTAAAGGCTGATTTGGTTAGCCGTGATGAAAAGGGGAACATTGGACTTAGGTTTCCTCGTTGTGTTCGTATTCGTGACGATAAGTTCGTTGCTGATATTAATACTTTAAATGATGTGGAGAGATTAGAATGAAAGAAGAACAAGCAACTTGGAATACAAAATATTATCCTGATATTATGGGAAGATGCCGTAAGATTTCTGAAATGAGTCTTAAACAATGTAATACAGCAATTGGGACTTCTTTTGCTAGAATGAAAACAATTAAGACTCAACTTGATGGTTTATATCAACGGCGTTTTGTTCTCATGCAAGAGATGGGCGAAACAGATTATATGCGTAAAAACACTAAGGAAAAAATTGTGCAAAATCTTGCCCTTAAAGAACAAGTGCAAACTAATGAAAGAATGCAACAGATTTTACTTACGGCTCTCAATTTTATTGAACAAGGCCAAAGTGTTGATTTAGTAAAAGCAATTCTTGAACAAGCGAGGGATGAATTATGATTCAGCAAGGAGAAATGACAATTATTGATGCAGTAACATATAGGTGTTTAAAAGTTGATGAAGAAGGCTATGCTCATCTTAAGAATATTCTACATGAACAGGGAAGACCTAAATTAATTTTGCAGAAGTATTGTCCTTATATTGAGAATAACCAAATCATTATTCCCGAAAAACCAAAGTATGTAAAACCTAAACCTACTACTAAAATCAATGTAACTAAGTTAATAAAAGAAACTACTGATTTACAAATATCAAATGAAGCAAAGTATTTCATTACACAATGGGTGGAAACTGCGATTTCTAATCTTGTAAGCAACGCAGAAGAAAACGCTATTAACAGGGGCGACTCTCGCCTAACTGCGGCGCACTTCTTTTGGCTTGAAACAAATACTGCACCTAATGGTTATTGGCCTTCAAACACAGAATATATTCAGGATTGATAGTATGATTGCCGATACCCAAATCCAAAGTTGGATAGAGGAATTTGGGACAGTAACAAGTTTTACTTTTATTGTATATGGTGATATGAAAGATGAAGAATTAGCCACTATTATCAAAGGCTTAGTTTTTCACTTAAACTGTAAAGGTCTGCAACCTGAAACTGCCGTATTTTCAGAATACATTGACGAAGAAAAAGCAGTTGCTTGGAATACTTTTCAAGGAACATCAATTTCTTTTGTCTTTGCAGGAGATGTATTAGACATTGAGAATGAGATTATTGAAGTTGTTCAAGATGGTTTAAAGTATCTTAGATATAAAAATGACTATATGGGTAATGATAGGAGTTGTTCTTATGTATAGTAAGGATATGCTTATTGGTATCTTGTTATCTTCGGGTAAATTAGACTTTAATATTGAAAGAGTAAAAGATGCCCAAATGGGCTATCGTATTCGGGTGAAAATTATCCTTCGTGCTGAAGAACCGTTTCTTAGAGCAGTAGAAAGAACACTACTTCAACATGAAATTACATCTTCTTACAAAGAAAAAGAGTCAAAGACAAGACCTAAGCCAGTCTTAAAAATTGGCGGCATTAAAAATCTGTATAAATTGACACAATTAGTTCCAGTATTGCCCGACGCAAAGGATGAATGGGGAATATTTAGAGAATTAGTTAGTCTAATATCTGAAAATAAACATAGAACATCAAGTGGACTTGATAGAATATTTGAATTAAAAGGGGTAATTTAATGGGATTGACAAATAAAAATAATGACAATAGAACAATTTTACTAACGGGCAAAACTGGAACGGGAAAATCAACAAAGGCACTTACATTTGTAAATGACCCAATCGTTCTTTATGCAAACGATATTGATTTTGACATAGGTTCATTTCCTGTGGAGAACGGTATTGTTATTGAAGATGTGCATTACAAGGCAGATAAGTCTGCAATTTTGCACATCATACGAAATTATCAAGGTCAAGTAGTATTGACTTCTATTAATCAAAAATCTGTTCCTAAAGAAATTAAGGATATGTGTAAAATTAAAAGAGCAGGTTCTCATAATTTTCTTGAGGAAGAAATAAAAACAATTGCACCAAATAGTGAAACTCCTTTCTCCTTAGAAAGAGATACCTATTCAATTGTAAATGGTTTTCTAAAAGAAAGAGATAGGGATTTAGTTGCCGAGGTATTGTTATTTAACAAACCATCAGATACGCAGATTTTATCATGGTTGTCTGAAAATATGCATCCTAACAGATTAATTTTTGTTGATGGAAGAGTTAAAAGAAGATGGAGTCAAAGATATTTTTATGAGATGCTCGCCTATTCTCATACAGGTGGTTTCGTTGGGCAGTTAAATATGCCGAAAAGAAAAGCCTACTCACAAATACCTAAACTAGCAAAAAGACTTGGTGTTAAGAACCAAAGGCTTCTTCCTGCTTTATTAAAAGATGAAGTATTTAAGGAACACGCAAAAAAGAAACTTAATAATGCTGAATGCCGCATACTTAAAATTGGTGAAAAAAGGCGTAGAAAGAAAACTACGCCAATTGAAATTCAGCAATCTTCATTGGAGGAATACATTTGAAAAACCAATATAAAAAATTAATTCATAGAGTATTAAAAGATAGAGAACCTTTAACATCAAGGCAGATTTTTGATGCTATTATTGACTTACCTGCGATGGAAGAAGGCGGAAAGCCAAAAAGAAGGGCAACCATTCCAGAATACAATGTATTAGTTGGAATGTTATCTAATCCCAAATATGGATGCGTAAGAGCAAACGGTAAATATGTTTATCCTGCTCTTTGGAAATTAAAGGAGGAATAAAAATGCTATGGACAGAAAAATATAGACCAAAAAATTTGAATGAAGTAATTGGACAAGAACACTTTGTATCTGATGCAAGAGGTTGGGTTGAAGAAAATAATATGCCTAATATTCTATTATACGGAAATCCTGGAAATGGTAAAACAGGAGCAGGATTAGTGATTGGAAGAGAAATCTTAGGTGAATCATTTCAAGATAATTTCATTGAAGTAAATGCGTCAGATGATAGGCGATTAGAAAATGTGCGAACTACAATTAAAAATATCGCACAAAGCGGCACAATCGGTGATGCACCATTTAGAATCGTATTATTAGACGAAATGGATGGTATGACTACCGATGCCCAAAACGCACTAAAGCGTATCATGGAAAGATATGCAAGCAATATTCGTTTTATTATTACCTGTAATGATAGAAATAAAATTATCTTCGCATTACAAAGTCGGTGTGCAAATTATCATTTTAAACCGCTTTCTAATGAGGCTGTCCTTGAAGTATTAACTTCAATCCTCAAGGCTGAAGAAATAACCCGATTCTCCCAAGATGAATTGGACTCCTTTATATATGCGATGAATGGTGATATGCGGAGGGCGATTACGGAACTACAAGCGGCAAAGGCAAGCAATTCCACCCTCAAATCGCAAATTGATGCAGGATTAAACGAATACAAAAAATTGTTAATGAAAATTGTAAATAAAAATACTTTAGCATTAAGCAGTATGCACGACTTCTTACACAACGGATTCACTATCCGTGAAGTCTGTATTGGCTTACATGATGCAGTAATTGATTCTGAATTAGAGAGTAATTTGAAATTCAAAATCCTTAGAACTATTGGAGAAAGCGAATGGCGTTCAACCACTATGACTCCAAAAGTGTTAGCCTCTTGGTTAATTAGCCAACTATCATAGAATTGAACAAAAATAAAAACAAAAATGGAAGTGAAAAAACATGGAAGAAAACATGAAAGCAGAAATTGAAAAGAGCGCACAATACATTGGTATGAGCGTTGAAGAAGCGACGAACAAGTTTGAAGAGATTTGTTCCGAAAACAACATTGAAACCACTAACCCCATTTCAAGGGGTCTTTGGCGCAACTATGTTGCGAATGTGCGAAGAACGCAAGATAGCGGAGATTCATCCAAAGGTAATGATTCTTACTACAAAGCAGCATTTGGTTTCTTTGTTTCCCTTGATGCCCCTAGAGACATGATGGCTTGGAATCGCATGAAGGCAAAAGAAGAGTTTATGCGTGATGCTGATAATGCCCTTGAACAAGGTATTGTTGCTATTGCATCACAAAATGCACTTGGAAAGTGGGTTGTTTCCCGCTATCACAACGGAGAATACGGTGAAAAAACTGTTTCAACGCTTCCTTCTGGTGCAGAAGAAGCAGAAGATGGTCGTTTCTTTATTCCTTTGGATAATACCGCAACCTACATGAATGGTGGTAAAAACAACAATTACGGTAAGCCTCTTCCCGCAGAACAAATGCGAAGAAGCGGTGTTTTCTTCGGCTCTATCGGTCAAGGAGAAATGAAGCCTTACTACTTCTCTTACAAAAATGATGCAGGGGTTCAATTTGCACCAAACACTTTTGAATGGGTGCATTTCCTTTGTATCGCTAACGACAACGGGACTGATATTTATGGGGCTAAAGATTTGACTTTGAACAGTCTTTCTCTTAACTCAGAAATGAATCCCGAAAACGAACTTTACCGTGATATGTCGTCTTTTGACTTTGAGGATTGTTTGCGTGAGAACTTCTCTTCTCATCTTGTTCCTCTTGTTGATATGGACAAAGCGCACATTGAGCGTCAAGCCCTTCCTTCTAAAGAGCGTTATGTGATTACTGACGGAACTGTTTGTAATATGAACATGACTCCTACAAAGAACGGAAACAGAATCATTAACCTAACTGACTTAAATGCAGAAATGGACTATGATTCTGAATCAACGGGTATTACTACCTGTTGGATTCCTGAACATTTGACTCTTGATTTCGGTATTGGTTCTTCCGTTATCGTTATTGGGCGAACTAGTCAAAGAACGACTGATGAAGGAGTTGAGCCAGTTACTATCAATGTTGCTGGTCTTTACTGCGTTATTCGTCATGGTTCGGCAGTTGAGGTTTCAGTTCCAGTTGAAGAGGATTTTGACTGGTTTTGATTAAAACCACCTTTTGTGTAGTCGTTGGCGTTAATGACGGCCATAGAGGTGCGAAGCCTCTAGTTTTTTAAAAAGGTGAAAATATGCAAAAGATTACAATTAATGATTATAAATCAGCATTTATCTCTAATGGCTTTGTAGTTAAGGCTGGAAGTTGGATTATAAATTTAAGAGATGTTGAATTTATGACTTACAGATTAAACGACAAAGATGAAACTTCATATTTAGTGGCGTTTCATATTGGTGATAAAGAAACAAAAATCATGGTAAATGATATTCAAGCGGTTAAGGAACTTTTCAAAAGTTGGACAAACGCTAAAGGAACTGAATTAGAATTTGAATACGAAGATATTAAAGGAGGAATGAGAGAATGGGATTAACCAGTAATAATAAAACAAACGCAGTTGATGAAGGAATGACTAACAATGCAAGAGTTGTTGCCTTCAAAGAAAAGTTGAAGAAACAAACAGAAGGACGAATGGCTAGAAACAATCGTCTTATTTGTGGTATTTGGGGAGAGCCTAAGACTGTTAAAAGCGGTTTGGCTTTAGATTTTCCCGATAAACAGATTTATGTTCTTGACTGGGATGATGGTTGCGAACCTACTTGGAGACAAAACCATGAAATGACTGATAGAATTACTCTTTGGAATCCCGAAGTGCGAAACAAAAATGGAGAATTGGATATTCAAAAGTCCGAAGCAAACTCAGAAGATTTTGTTTTGTTTGTGAAGTCAAAGATTGAAGAAGGTGAAGATGTTCTGTTTGTATTTGATGGAATTGATAAGTGGCTTGATTGTTGCACTTTAAATGTAACTGGTTCTTCAAAGATTGGAAAGCCTCAAAAGATGAAGTTTGAGTGGGGAAAGCGAAACGCACCATTCTATTCTCTTCTTATGATGTGCAAGAATCTTGATTGCGACCAAATTTACATTACTCATGCTAAAGCAGATTATGGAGCAACAGGAGAAGTTATTGGTTCTAAACCAAACTGGCATAATTGGGGTGATTATCTGTATCAAATTATTTCAACAAGAAGAACACGCAAAAAGAATGATGTTGTGTATAAGGCTGAATTACTCAGCAGTAAAACCAACACCGAATTAGTGGGCAAAACTTGGGAAACTCTAACCGTTGGTGGTGGAAATGTTTCTTGGGAAGGAATGCCTGAATTGCGTGAGGGATTGATTTGAAATTTACAATTGATAGCGATACCCTAAAGAAAGCATTAGAAAGCGTTCAAGTAAGAGGCAAAGGAACAACAAATAGTGGGTTTGGCTCAACCAATTTCGGCACTTATGCTTATTTGGTAGCCAATACTGCTTCTATTGAAGTCTGGAATGGAAATGCTACTTTTTGTGTTAAAATTAGTATTGATGCCGAGGTTGAAGAACAAGGCAGGGTTTGTTTAAATAGTGAAACTGTTATTCCCTATCTAAAAAACTTTAGTGGTGAGAATGTTATTTTTTCTGTGAATGATTTTATTCTTATCAGTTGCGGAACTAAGAAAGCCTCAATTCCTTTAGTAGTAAATCATCCAAATGCAGATGCTATTTCAAGAATGCAAAACATGATGAATCCTATTTCATATGAAATTCAGCCGCAGACATTTTTTAATTTTGGTAAATCCAAGTTTGAAGGTGCATTTACTCTTACACAAAGACAATTACAGGATGCAATTAAAGCCTGTGAATTAGTCAAAAGTGGAGTGTATAAGTTTGATTTTAATAATGGGGTGTTGAATGTCTCAACACGCCAAAATGTTACAAACAAATACGAAGAAACAATAACTCCTGCTTTTCCTACGGGAGAACCTGCTACGGTGGAGTTTAGTTCTCCAATTTATGCTTTCTTTGAGAAAGACCAGATGTTGAATTTTTATCTAAAAGATGACTTTCCTCTTTTAGTAGTAGCGAATGATAGAATACTGTTAAAAGCACCACATATTTCAGGGTGAATAATAATGATAATTAGTAAAATGAATGATGGAATGAGAATATACAAATCTTGGAGAGAAAACGGAGAGAAAAAACATGAAATTGTTCCCTTTAGACCTTACTTCTATGTTTTACAAGATGAACCTGAGCGACCTCACTATAAACCTACTAAATATCTTACTAGGGATTTTGAGTATCAGCGTGGCGATTGGGTTAATCTTGCGGGACAGCCTTTGAAAAAAGTATTTGTTGAGTCAGCACAAGATATTAGGAACGCTAAAAATAAGTTTAGGGAAACCTATGAAGCAGATGTTCCTTTTCACTTTCGGTATTGTGTTGATGAGTTAGATGAAATGCCCGAATATAAACTGCGTAAGTGGTATTGGGATATGGAATGGGCGCAAGGTGGAGAATATCACGACCAATTGACTACAATTGTTGTGTATGATAATTACGACGAAGAATATATTCAATGGGTGTGGTGGCCTAAAGATGATACTAAAAAAGATTTGGCTGATGTTATTTTAGAAGGAGATATTTGCCCACCTTCTAACTGTTCTGTGCGTTTTTTCTCATCAGAAAAAGAAATGATTGAGGATTTTATGAACACCATGATTGTAAAAGACCCTGATATGTTAATTGCTTGGTTCGGTCATTTTGCTGATTTACCAAAGTTATTTGAACGGGCTTCTGCGGTGGGTCTTGACCCACGCATTATTTCACCAACGGCAACAGTCAAGGGATTTAATTCCATGAAAGAAGGTTTTTCTACGAAATATTCGGAGAAAGGTTTTTCACCAATTGAACAACCCATTGGTGGGCGAATTACCCTGTCTTTGGACTTAGCATTTGAAAGACAATGGAATGATTCTCAAAGAGGAACATTACCTTCTCTTTCTCTTGATTATATCGGTGAAACTGTTCTTGATAAGAAGAAGTTAGTGTCGGAAAAGTTTCCTGACCCTAACGATTTTTACCGAAGAGCATGGCTTGAAGATACGGAAACTTATCTTAAATATGCTTTAAGAGATGTTGAATTGATGGTTGAAATTGATGAGAAGAACTTTTGTAGTGAAGCAATTGTTTCTCTTCAACGATTACTGAAAGCACCATTTGATGCTTGTTTCTATGCTTCTCATATGGGTTCTATTTACTTCATGCGAAATGCTGATTGGAAAGCACCAACAGGTAGTAAAGTAGATAAAAGACAAGAATATGAAGGTGCTATGATTTACGACCCACTAAGCGAAGGAACAAATGGTTTGCACCTTAATGTAGCGGCATTTGATTTTGCTGGTCTATATCCTTCAATGATGATTGCACGAAACATTTCTTGGGAGACAAAATCTGTTGAGCCAACTGAATTTGGAGTTAATATTCTAACTCCAAGAGATTTCAGCGATGTTAAACATGAACAAATGCTATATTACAAAACAGACAAACTCGGCTTGTTGCCGAGAGCCGTTCTTGAGTTGAAGGAACTCCGCAACGAATATAAACGACTGATGCGAGAGGCGAGAGAAACGGACAATGGCGAATATGCGAAGTGGTATAACAATCAAATGGCTGTTAAGAGATTAATGGCTTCTTTCTATGGTATTGTTGCCTTTCAAGGATTTGGTTGGGCTGATGTTGATTTAGCCGCAAGTATCACGGCCAGCGCAAGAGAAGCAATTAGATTAGCCGCATTTGCAGCAAAGGAGATGGAGTAATGGGAAAAAGGTCATTACCAATTAGAAAAACTATTTATACTTATTGGGAAAATAGCCCACTTAAAATAGTCTTAAATAAACAAGCATTTGATAAAAATAATAATAAATGTATGGCTTGTGGTGTGGAGGCAAATATAGACCGAGCGCACATTGTTTCTAAATTTTATGGAGGTTCAAATGAGCCATCAAATATTCATTGTTTATGTCAAATTTGTCATAAGTTAAGTGAAAATTTACAAGGACATGATTATTGGTTATGGATTGCCCTAAAATCAAAATTATTTTCATACGGCACAGACATGACCTATGAATTAGACCATACTTCATCAAAGGATAAGAGTCTTAGACCATATTATATGGAATTTGAATATCCTGAAAAATTAAGGAAATACTCTAAAGAATATACTCAACTTTCTTTACTTGAGGGATGGGGAGGAAGAAGCACTATTTGTTATTTGTATTTAGCAGGTCTTATGCCGAATTCATATTTAGATATTAATTATCCTTTATTATCGGACATAGAA